ACCTATTCGGTTCTGCCATTCAATCAATGATTGCTTTTTAAAATGTCCTAGTACTGTTGTGACAGAGGGCAACCTAATACCATTTGGTGATATGTAGTATCTTTTGCCCTCATATTCTTCGACAGCGAGAGACTCTAGCTTATGTGTGTTTTTCACATAGTTGAAGATTTTCATTCATTACCATTCATGATTAGTTGTTTTGACGAATGTCATAAACCCATTTCCGTTTTTTGTATTATATAATCGCGTACAACACCCGATCTAACAATTTCTTCTCTCTGAAATTCTATATGTGTAAATGATGGTATGCGTCTTGTGATAGCCATAAACTCACGTATACCTGTTCTCTCGTGCGGTTTATTTAGATCAGTCTGACGATAATCTCCACAGAATATTATGCGAGAGTTGTTTCCCAATCGAGTCATGACAGTATCCAATTCTGCCATATTCATGTTGTTTGTCTCGTCCACTATAACGATTGAGTTATTAAATGTCAACCCTCTAAGAAATGATGTTGTAGTGAATTCAATCATCTTTTTCATTTTAAGTATGCCATATCCATCTCCTCTGCCGAAAAGGTCATCGCATATTTCTTTGTATGGTTCTTCATATACCGCGATCTTGTCTTTAATTGATCCTGGTAAGAATCCCATATCTCTTGACGGAACTACCGATCTGATGATCACTATCTTATCATATTGTGATCTGCCTGAAAGTATTTCTTCTAGTGCTAGATAAAGAGCGCAGAATGTTTTGCCTGTACCAGCATAACCATGAATCATCAAATTGAATCCTTGTCTATAAGATTCGAATGTCATTTGTTGATTTGGTGTTAATGGTTTGATGGTGCGAAGTTCAAAGTGATTGTGTTGTGCATGTGTCTGTGTATTGTTGTTCTTCTTTGGCTTCTTAGACATGCTTGCTCCTTTATGCGCAAAAGAGGATATCGCAGAACGATACCCTCCTCTTTTAAATTTCAAATTTTTTTGAGAATATTTCAATCAAACCTCACGCGGAATATCCCAACGTTTGTTCGCCACCGCTTCAGCATTAGGAACTGAAGACTTGATTCTACCTAGAACATGTTTCTGGAAATCAACAGGAGGTTTAGTGACACCGATACCAACAGGATCAACCAGATTCATGCGAAATGTCTGATTGACTTCAGTGTTGTTCTGAAGATATTGTTCTAAATCATCATATGACATGGTGAGTTCATATTCCTCACCAGTCTGTTTGTTTTGAAAACTATAAACTGGCATCTGTACTCCTATTTAGTTATCATTCATCTTCAATGATCATTCGTGCAGTCTTCAGTCGATATCCACGATCAAACCATGCAGCAACACGCGATGAAAAGTCTATGTCTCTTACACTCATGCCAGTCTTCTTTGACCATGCTTCAGCGGAAGAAGTAGCAAATGTACCCATGGACATTTCAGGAATGATCGTATCTGCATGTTGCTTGTCCCACTCATTCAAAGGTGGAACGATGACATAACCTGATATGGTGTATTCTTTCATTTTATCCACTCCGGCATTTCTCGCTTAGTCCATTTGTGCAAATGTTTTTTGCCTTGCTTGTAATAGTTGCGATATGATAACAAAGAATCTTTACCGACAAGATACTCTTCAGCCATAGCCGGTGTGACAGGCGTTAGATGACCAACAGGAATGTTATGTGGTAGAGATTGAAGCATCCTCATAAAGTCCGTGTTCTGTTGAATCTTATGGATTTTACCATAACGATATGTATACTCTTTACAGAGACCGACGAGGTGACAGAACAACCATGTGTAGTTATTGTTACTCTGACGACACCACACAGCACTCGGATGATTGATGTGAGTCGCAGAATATAGAACGTTCTCGCGATCATCGGGCAAACGCCAACGCCTCGCTTTACGACCAGACGCAGATTGACCAACATACTCTTCGCCGTCGAGTAGACGGTGTGCGGTCGAAAGCAACTGTGCAGTTTCTAAAACCATTTTTACACAATGCTTGTCGACCATCTGTTCAGCGGCTTTGTACGGATCACGGTCGATATAGAAAATATTGATATTAGCCTCCTACTATTTCCTTTATGATGTACACATCTTCAAGTTCATTGAACGCATCTTGCCAAGACGCTGCATGACTGCGAACAGGTCGTGCACCATCCAAAATGAGACGAAAGTGCCAGCCATAACGATTATCAAACAGACGTTGTACTCTACCGCGATCTCTGCCATGAACGCGCCATATGGTATAGTTTGGTGGTGCCCAGTTGATCACATCAAACATGTTTGATGATTTTTTCAAAAAATAATTCCTTTCGGGTTGATCTTCCAATGCTCACAAACACTTAGATATACATTATAGTCAATACCACAATCGAAGTCAATCACAAATAGACGACCATCATCAACGAACGTCTCGTCATCGAAGCAAATCCAATCCGAAACACCGTTATCCTCTTGCCAACCGAAAATACCTTTCATGCGACGATGAATCGATTGACCGTCTCCCCAATCAGGCCAAGGAAAGTCTGTTCGCCAGTTATCATGGATATATTCCTCTTTCAGACCCCACTTGATTAGATCGTCCTTCAGAGTTCGACCAGTCTCAGGAACAGTAAAATAGTTGTGCGTTGAGTTTGTCACGATTCGAGCACTCGCGAGTTTAGCGAGTCGATTCAGAATACCGATTGCTTGTGTGTTCATGACAGACCTATGTAGAGAAGCCATGCCATCTACCCAAAAGCATGGTGTATTGATCACAGGTCCATCAATGTCAAGGAATATAATGCGTTGTGTCATATCTCTACCATTTCATCTTTCATTATGTCGAATATCATATTCTGATATCTAATATATCTTCTGTCGAAATTGTTCCTATACTGAAAGCAGAGTGCCTTAATCTTGTCGATTTCTGGATGCTTGTGAATCCACTGACCAGTATGTGGTGCAAATTCACGCATGAAAAACCGATCAAGTGTCTTGTTGCCTGTATCCATGTTAGGATCAATCAAGTATGACAGCTTATCATACTCGGCGTCGGAGATCAAGCTCTCACTTTCATATTCATATGCATATGCAAAAACGGAGAGACGGATGCGATTCCGCCTCTCCAGTTCAACAGCACTTGGTGTATATGTCATTTGTTTTCCTTAGCAAGGGCTGCGCTGGCCCGGCGGAAATCAGCAACCGTGTATTTAATATCTGCGGCGAAATCGCCGGGCTCCGGCAAAATAGGAGAAGGGTACCATCGACCCAAGGAGACGGTCCTGTCTGCATCGTCGTTTTCAAATATACTTGCGACTAAACCAAACGGCTTCAATGCTTTCCGCAGGCGCTCATTCTCAGCGCGTAATCGTTCTATTTCTTTAATAGCTTCACGAAAAGTGTCTGCGGTTTCTTTGTCGCCGTGCCAATCCGCCCAAAATTTTAGCTTTGTTCCAACATCTTCGCTCATCACTTCTTCTCCTCAAGGGCGGCGCGGGTCGCACCACCGCGCAGTAAATCAATCAGCCACGCGGCGAGCTTCTTCGAGAAACGGATTGTACTCGCGCGCAATGCGGAACTCGTAGAAGCCGGGCGCGAGATCATACCCGCCATGCGGCACCCGCGCGTCCTGAATGAGTGACGCCGGTTCGTCTAGAATGGCGTACAAAATCTGCATACCTGACGGCACCTTGTCGGTCCGTTCCATCACGTCGCCGCCAGTAAGGATGTGATGATGTCCGCTCTCGCTATGCGAAATGATGAAGCCCTTCGCGCTACGCTCAGCCTTCTTCGTTTGAGCATTAGGAATGGCGTCGATCTTGATGATGGTGATTTCGCCTTGTGCGCCGATGATCTGCTTAGCCATGTGCTTTCTCCTTCAAATTAAGTCCGGTTTTCTGGGTGAATGTATTCTGACTGCGCGTCTCCAATTCTCCACGCCTGTGCAGCCAGAGCAGTATTAATCGGCAATCCGTCGATGTCGCTTTTGTATGGTACACCCTCAACGATGATGCCGTTTCTCGGGCAGCGAGCTTTCAGGAAGCGACCGGGTTTATTTAGACCCGGCAATTTCAGTTCAATCAATTGCCCTATGTCTTCATTACCACTGTCGTTAATAACTTTGACCTTGAGAACGTCGAGCATCTTCGGCCAACCAACAATCTCTGCCCCTGCCGCACGCTGCTCGACGTTCTCGCACTTGATGACCTCGTTTGGGTCTAAGTTGGCGCGATCCTCTATCCAATGCGCAGGGACTTTGACGCCATGCCAGTGATATAATGACCAACCGTCTCTCCAACGATGTGATGGACCGTTTTCGCAATGCGGTCGGTTTCGCTCATCAACCAGAATACGCTCAGGGAAATCGCTCACGATGCAGAAATCTTCGTGCATCACGCGAAACCCGCCGTGAATAGCTGCTTGTTCCCAAAAACGGTATTTTGCATGTGCTGGCAGATCAAGACCTAAGATGTCTCGGAACGCTGTCAAATAACAATCGTAAGACGACCACATATTTCCGCCTTGATATGATCTAAACCATAATTTTGCACACTCAATGCCAAAATTACCGGCCAACTCAAAACAAGCGTCGGTCGCAGCGTACGCAGCGCGGGTCGCAGCGTAGGTCGCATCGTCGGTCGCAGCGTAGGTCGCAGCGTGGGTCGCAGCGCGGGTCGCAGCGTAGGTCGCAGTGTGGGTCGCATCGTCGGTCGCAGCGTAGGTCGCAGCTAGGGTCGCAGCGTACGCAGCGCGGGTCGCAGCGTAGGTCGCAGTGTGGGTCGCATCGTCGGTCGCAGCGTAGTTCGCAGCTAGGGTCGCAGCGTACGCAGCGCGGGTCGCAGCGTAGGTCGCATCGTCGGTCGCAGCGTCGGTCGCATCTCTGGTCGCAGCGTAGGTCGCAGCTTGGGTCGCAGCGCGGATCGCAGTGTCGGTCGCATCTTGGGTCGCAGCGTAGGTCGCAGCTTGGGTCGCAGCGTCGGTCGCATCTCTGGTCGCAGCGTCGGTCGCACCTTGGGTCGCAGCGTAGGTCGCACCTTGGGTCGCAGCTTGGGTCGCAGCGCTGGTAGCAGCGCTGGTAGCAGCGTTGACATTCTTTCGAGAATGCAAGATTGCCGCTGATGCGCCGTAGGCGAAAGCCATCACGAGAGGTGACGGCACGATAACAACACGGGGCTTTTTCAACCCAGCCGCTTCATAGAGCCCTTCAATTGCTGGCGTGATCTTCTCCGGCTCAATGGGGTCTGTGCGAAACGCGCGCTTGATCCACATCTGCACATGTTCATCCATGCGCACTTTTTCATCGGCAGTTATACCACCCTTTGCCATTTTTGGCGTTCTAATAATCTTGTCCATATCTTCGCTCATCACTTCACCTTCTCATTGAACCCCGAGACAACCTCACCTGCGATACGTCCTAAAATAGAAGGATCATTAACAACAGTATATGCCGTATATCCTACAACAAACCATGTTGCAAGTATAAAACAAATCACAAAACCGAAAAAGATGCCGAAGAATGTATCGGTAAGAAACCAAGGCTTGTTGATGGTAAATTTATTGTTACGATTTCGAGAATTGAACATTATATTCTCCTTAGATAGCGGTAACAAGAGACTTCACATCAACTACATCCATCGAGTCCCAAGCGGGGTCGATGTTGAACGAAGTGGCAATCTCGCCAGTCGAGCCGAGTTCGCGCTCAACATAGTCGATGATTTTCTTGGTCTTTTTCTTCTTGGCGGCAAGCTTGGCGGAAACCTTCTTCATCTTTGCAAGGTTTGCAGCCTTGATCTGTTCAGCCGTCTTCGCAGACTTTGCAACGTTCTTGGCGGACTTGGTCTTGACTGCTTTTGATTTTACCAACTTGGAGGTCTTTGTCTTCTTGACAGCAGAAGCCTTATTGACCGTTTCCTTAGGCTTCAGAGAGCGTAGTTCGGCAATGTTATTTGGTTCTGCCACGCAAGTATAAGACAATACTCTACGTCCGTCTTTCTGGGTGGTGATGGTGAAACCATAGCGAGTATTGAGAAAGGAGATATACTTGGCCGCATAATCTCCTGTGCCTACATGATCATTAATTTTTTGTGGTGTCACGGGCTTGTTGAGCATAATGACTGCGAGAGCGCGGATTTCAGGACGAATACCATTAGAGGCGGCAACGATAGGCATGTGTGTGTTCCTTTTTGTGTTTTAATGATTAATTATAACAAAATTGGACTTTATGTCAACCTTCGAAAACGTAGGGCTTATTCCACTTGCCGACATTAACATGAACATACCAACCAACATCAAAGTAATCGGTTTGGATGTCGGAATTGTCGTGGTTACCGTCATTCATCGCGCGAAGAACTTCATCGAGGAACTTGCGGATCACTTTGTTGGAAAAGTGGTCACGGTAGTGATAAGGGTTGATTTGAATGTAATCGCGAACTTCAAGATTGAGACGTAGTTCACGGTAATATGGAATATTTCTCGTCGTCTCGTTAGCATTACCAATGAAGTCAAGAGTGCCTGACTTGATGTTAAGGTAGATCGAGTTACGGTCGGTCGAAAGAGTACCCTTGACATTGTAACGCTTGAGAATTGCCTTGACGTTCGGTGCAATCTTAGCCTTGAGTTCTTGGTTCATATGAGCCATGATCAAGTTCTTTCCTATCTCTTACTCTCAGATTTTAGAAGATTTACGGAAAAATGCAAGAGAAATCTTTCGACAAGAGTGCGACAATGTGTCGCAGCCTCAGTCGCAGCGCGCGATCTCTTTATTGTTTGCGTCCCAGATGACCCAGGCTGAATCTACAGCTTGACCATTCTCCATGACCTCTTCAAGACCCAGCTTATAATCAAGCTTTTCACAAAGGTCGAACAGTGCATCGGCACACTTAGTCTTGGGAAGGACAAGTCCGAGTTGGGCGGCGAGTTTCAAAGCTTCGGTCTTGTTCATGATCTGCTCTCTATCTCTTTTTAATCTATGTACATATAATAGCGAACCGAATAGGGAATACAACCAAAATCACCCCAAAAAACCGCGACAATGTGTCGCAGGTCTAAGTCACTGATTTTGATCGATTTTACCAAGTGTCTGATTTTGCTGCCTTTTATAGACTTTCTTGGACTTGACTATCCGCTGGCGAAACAGTGGGTTTGACAACGCTTTGGCGGACGCATTAGGAGCGCGCCTGGTTGCGCCAGTCCCTCCCCTTGACTTCATATAGTGCTTCATTCTCGGCGACCTCCTTGACGCTTTCCAAGTCGATAGCGGGTACTTCGACCAATTCACAGTTGCGAGCCCATACCCACACAACGTCCCGGTAGTTCTCATAAACTCGACCGTTGGCAGCAGGAACCTTGACCTTGACCTCGGAAGTGGCAATACCCAACTTGTCTTCTAAGGTGGAACGATAACCCATGCCATAAGGACGCTGTAGGACGACAACTACCTTACCCTCAGTGCCTTTACCAGTACGACCAGAAACGACCCGTACCCGTGATTCCTTGACGATCCTCCGAGCTTCCTGCTCTTCATAAGACTTGCGCTTCTGGAATGAAGATTGGTATTTTCTGTCATACAACCAAGACTCGGCCTTGGCTATAACGTCAGGTGTAGCATCGACCTTGCTACCGGAATCGATCCAGTCTGCGGTTTCGACGCATCCCTTCTCTTCATCCCAATATTCAGCATAAAGACCCTGCTCCCATATGTCGGACATGACCTGGTAGGTCTTGTACGTGACCTTAAGCGTGGTGCCTACTGCGAAGGTCTTGGTACCCTTCTCGGTAGAAGGATAGGGGAGGGCGGTGGTCTGAATAATGGCCATGCTTATGTCTCCTGTCTCGTCTTATGTTCTCTTTATAGATGATACAGACGGAGAAAACAAGCGAAAAGGTGCACCCAACCCTGTGACAGGATGTCGCACCCTTTCCATGGTCTAGTTCAAGTTACTTTCGTCCGTAAAACTCGTCATGTTCATCATAATCTTCGGTATGTTCGGTCCAAACCTTTTTCCAGTTTCGAATCTCTCGTCTAGGTCGGTGTTCAGAACTAACTCGCTTGATCTTGCCCTTGCTGCGTTCCTCATACCACTCGTAATCACCATTACCAAAATCTTCACTGTTATGCTTATTCTTCATTTGCTTTGCTCTTCGCCTATCCTTAAACCTATGCGTTTTGCTTTTTTAGACCATTCCACAAATTCATCACCATGATCAACTTTTCTCCATCCTAATTTCATATATTGCCAGTGATGTATCATTTCGTGGGCCAAACACTCGACAAATAATCTATAAGATGGATACTTTTTATTCATGATAATGATTTTGGGTTTGTCGGGCTTTCTAGGATAATATTCGTAGTAAGCCCAACACACTCTCAACCACTTAAGATCGAAACCTATCTGTGGTAATTCATTGTTGAATAACTCTTCATTCAGAATATGAAACCACTCAATACAATCTCCAACGTCACATATGTAACTTTCATTTTTAGCTACTTCATTTTTCTTTATGAGTTTTTTGATTGCATTTTTAGTTTTGTAACGTTTTGACATTCATACTCCTGTTTGTGGAGCATAATCTATATTAGGTCTGGAAATGCTTCCTTAACAACCTCAATGTTCAAACCCTGTACAATCTGTTTCTTCAAAAGCATGTTCATAAAAATTTCAGCTTCTCTCTTTTCCAAGGCTTCTAAAATTTGGATAAGAATTTGTTCTCTGCGATGGTCTGTTAGACTTGGCGGCAATTTAGGATGTTCTTTTTGGAAGAGATATGCTCTACCCAATTCTTGGTGTATTGAGGTGTATCCTAAACCAGCCGGTGCGTCTGAGGGTTTATAGAATGGTACTTTGGTAATCGCAAACTCGATGTTTGGATCATAAGTGCCCTTTAAAATGTTCCTAAGAGCGAACGAGTCATTTTTCCTTAGAATTTCAATTCTGTCTTTTCGCGAAGTAGATTTTTCGACTTCTTCAAAGACTTCATAAATATTTTTCATTTCAATCTTTCATGTGTGTTAAAACTCATCGATCACTTCGATAAGATTCTTAAGCCTGTTTTGAATAAAATAATTTAACATCTTTTGTTTGTTTGCAGGCTTCATGGTATCGTATGCCACAACAATCTGTTGCTTCAGAGATTCTGGAACAAAATCCAGATCAACAAGCATTTGATTGCGCTTATATCCACGTAACATGTTATCCGTAACACAAAACTTTTCTGGATCGCTATTGATCCATTCGACCAATTTCTTCTTATTTATTACCTTCTGTCTTTCACCAACAACGAAAGTATTATCTGGTGAAAGAAAATTGGGAATGCCATCGCCTCGATCACCACGAATGATGTGTTCTTTGATATATTCATGAGGACTCTCAGTCTTCACAAATCTCTTAAGAATAGGACTATATTGTGATACATTAGCATACTTCTGCAATTGCACGAAGTCTTTGT